CCCAAAGCACTACTAAATGCAATCAATTATGCTTCATATCACATCAACAAGTATGGAACTTGAAGGTTTACACATTCTTCGACTTTCTAGTACCTGGGTCGAATGGGGTAACTTCAAGTGTTTCTTATATCTGCTAAATCCACGTAATTGACGGGGGTCCGGGTTAACGCCTCTCTCTACGAGGTCTCCAAAGGCAAGGGTTGACCGAGTTTCTCTAGGTACTCCCCATTCCATATAAAGCGGTTATTTAATCCGCACCGAGGATGTCATTCCCTGAAAGGAACTATCTAGCGAGTAGCAAGCTTCCTTTGAAACTAGTTTAAGTATTATCAATAGGACTCCATCTTAACGGCTGGTTGTGGCCTCCACACCCATTCCAAAGTAGGAACTAAGCAAAGTAGCATGGGTTTCCAGGATCACACTGGATGTGGAATAGTGCAAGATTAGATTTACAACTTGGCTCGCACACCAGTTGGATTAACTATTTATACTCCGGTTAATTCTAACAGAGTTGGCGGCATTCATCCGCCTCGCAACATACGGGATTCATGGGCGATTGCTGAAGCGCGAGCGCCAAGCAAAGCCCCCATTCCACCACTCAAGTAAGCATCTGACAGCGTCTTCACCAACCGTCCTCCCATATGGGCGACCGCCGGGTGCTTCAACGCTGCTTGGGCCCAATCTGCGCCTTTGTTCAACGCCTCCATGAAATGGCTGACTCCAGGGGCTGGGGCAGCCGTGGGCGAATTATTGATCAAGTGCGAAGTAGTTGGCTCAAATACTTGCTTCGTTGCTGGAACATGCGCTGCTGCCGTGCTAATTTGGAACACTGAATCTCCACCAATCTCCCAATGGTACTCGATCTGAATATCGTAGTTCTGAGAGTAAGCAGCAGGTGCATTAACACTGATCAGCAGCGCGGGATTGCCACACCGACTCACAGGAATTGTGTAGTCGGGGAGCAATGAATTGCCGCTCTGAGTTCCCCAGTAGGACAAATCTCGCGGCTTAAGGATAGCAGAGACTGTCATCGGTTTCTCACCACACGGACCCCAGCAATGCAGGCTGGGTTCATAGGCAAAACTGCCTACGGAGAAAATGGGAGACGTTGCGAAAGCATCGGTGGCGAAGTTATAGGTCGGTTGGACCGTCCACACTTCTCCACCACGCTGGATCTCAGGGGTCTGATTCACGATGCGAAACGCAATTGCCGTGACTCTCCAGCGCAGCAAATCCACGTCACCGATATTCCCGGTGTACGGCATAGGGACATCCCATGGCGCTGCCCATTGGCAATCAAGGGCAAATTTTGCGGAGGAAGAGCTCGTCACGTTGTTATTCCAAAACACCCCACAGGCTCCATATGAAATGGACGTAGTAGGGTCAACGTTCGGGGCTGGTCCAGGGTTCCACAAAGCTCCAAGGGAGTCTGTGATGGCAGGGCCATATGCCGCCGTCAATCCAACAGGATTGCGAATCTCACTGCCGCTAATATTATTAGCAGCCGTTGGCGGTACAGCCCAGCCGGGAAAGAGCATGAAAGTCGTGCTAACGCCACCACCCACAGTGAAATTGGACATTGTCACCGTGGTTCGTGCCACATGTGTGCGAAACGTAGGGGCGTCATTGTAGCTGAAAGGTGCTTTCACGGGCTGCGCATCAAAGGGATGCGCCATTGCATGGATGAACTGCTCGTACGATGGCCACGCACTTATTTCCCCGATAGTAGCGGGACTCGTTGCCTTGGTGGACAACGCGGGAATAACTGCCTGGGAATGTTGTAGCAATTTGTTGCTCACCCCCGCAGGTCGATTCACCATGGTTTGCAAGGCTCGTTGCTGCTTTCGCTGCTTCTTCTCTCGCTTCCTGGCTTGTCTGCGTTCCAGACCCGCGGCTTGCGCTTTGGTAAGGGGACCAGCTGCGCCCGCACGCACAAGTGCTCGGGCTGCCGCTATCTCCGCCTGTTCTCTGGTTGGGGGGCCGTACTTCTTTCCCTTCATCCATGAAATTTGAATCTTTTCAGGTTCTTTTTCGGGTAAGATACAAAACCCGCAATGTGGCACTACCATTCGGTCCAAATAGCCAATACGTTGGAGGAATCCCATGACCTCCTCCAGCTCCTCATTATGCCGCATCTCATGCTGGAATTGCACGAGAAACTCGGCCTCTGGTGGATGGCTGAGTAATCGGTAAAGGGTTCTGGTCCATGGAAGCAGTTTCCCGTCTCCATCCCTTTGGATGAGGTGAGAGCAAAACTCAAAAGGTTGTCCCTTCTTCGTTATATGTTGATCCGTCATACGGAACCCATACTGGGCATAATCACGCTGATGCGCACTCTCAGTGCAATCATCACCCATGGTGACAGCCCAAAGCTCTTCTTTCTTGGCCCCGCTACGCAATGCGGCTAGGAGCGACAACGCTATCCGAGCCCAGGAATTATCTCTAGCGGTCGTCAATTTCCCTGACTTCCAGACGATATGTACTCGCCTTTCTGAATCTGTATAGGAAATTTCTCCTTCCATCTTCACAGTCAGCTCCAGTAACGTTCCATCAGACAACATCAACGGAATCTTGAATGCACACAAAGTGTTATTTCGAATCATGTTGGCATAGTCTTTAGGAATGAGATAGGCATCGATGGTGGCATCATCAACCAGGTCCTTAAGCCAAAGCATAAGGGACCAGTCAAATCCAGACATGTCATTGTCATCGCGTTCACTCCCTGGCTGGGAGTCAACGTACGCAAACAAATCCGCCATCATCTCATCAGTGAAACCAATTCCTGGCTTCGCTGGGAGATCTTTCCAATGCTCAATTTCATGATCAAGAATCCTTTGGTAAAGGACCCTTTCCACTAATTCCATAATCATGGACATCGCAAAGAAAATTCGATACCTTTCCTGTTGCAGTTTTTCGGCCTTATGTGGTTCTTGCTTGATTTTGCATTCCGTTGGGAACACAAAACCTTGCTCCAACATCACTTCAAGCGTCATTTCCTCGAGATCAGAACGCGGAGTATCCCTCCACTTCTTTGCGAGCTCCACGACGCTCTCCTCCACCGCTGCGCGGTAGAACCGTAAAACATCTCTTTTATTGGTACCTAACAGGTTGTAGGGCACACCAGGTACGGCCTTAGGGTTAACTAAACCAGAATCTAAAATCCTGTTTAGCTCTCTCCGTATCTCTGGCTCCGACATCGGACGAAGAGTAGGTTTTCCAGAACATCTATTCATCATCTCTGTCAGCATGGTGCGCACTTGGACTCTCTCTTCCACAGATGGCGGTGCACAGTTTGCCACCCGTGAAGCTTGGAAACGAATAGATTTCATTTCCGCTTGGGCTCCCCTTTCTGGCCAGCCCCAGCCTTGGATGGCTTCGCTGATCCAGCCTCCTGCTGCTTTTGCCGCTTGGAGGACGAGGGATTCGGCTTTCCTCGTTGCTTGGCCTTTTCCTTTGTAGGCAAAGGCTTTTCCGAGTCGTCTAATTTCGACGCAGCCGATTTGTTCTGTGGTATCTTCACCGCAGAATTGATAGTCTGGGAAACTTTCAATAGTTCTGCTTGCACTACCTTGGAGACTTCCTGCTGAAAAGCCTGAAGGATCTCGGTCTGTGCAACTTCCACCGGGAGCGCCGGAACTGGTTTGTTTGGCGGTCTCGAAACCTGGTTCAAATGTTGCTGAACCAGGTCCGCTATTTCCGACTTCTTGTACTCGGGAATACGTGGGAGGGCCTTTGTTGCATGAGAGTCCGCCCCGGCTCCCACCGGGGACTTGGGAAAACTTGTCTCATTCTGCGTGGCATGAGCTTTATGAAGCCGCTTAATGCGCGCCATACCAGCACCCGTAGGATCCCTGGCATAGTCTTCCACTGCGTCTTGAAGTTCACGATCTTCTTCAGAATCGTAGAGATCTTGACGGGGAATGAAAACGTCCTCCTCTCCCTGTTCAAACCTTCTCCTTTCCCTCATATCATCCTCTTCGATGACGTACTTATCGTTCTCCGAATCATACGAATCATCTATGATGGACTCATAGAGAGAGCTCTCATGATCGAGCTCAAAAGGATACAGGCCTCGGGGGGGTGAGGTCTCACTCTTCTTCCGGTTCCTCCACTCGGCGACCGACCTAATCCCAAACCATCCTAAAGGAACTGCATAATTTTCAGCAGGGTAGCTGATCTTCTCAGATCCAACCACCTTGGTCAGGGCCACTCGGCCTCCTGTATGGACACCCACAACACGCCAAGCGTTTTGTGACTGGACCAGGAGGGGGGAGCCTGATGTACCCTCAATTGTAGAACAATTGTGGGTAATCTCGCCACTCCTGGCCGGAATAGTCGCGATTCCGAAGGCACAGAACCACTTGCCGTCTTCATAACGGCTAACCTGGGCAATCATCCTCTCATTATATGAGGTAAGCAAAGGCAGGGCTTTCGCTCCTGTCACTGATGCCACTGTTTGCGGGATCTTCAGCAAAGCCACATCGGATTGTTGATCTTTGCCTATGAACGTGAGACTGAAGGCCTTCACGTCAAATGGAACTTGGCCATTAGGACCATGTATCCAAACCCCGCCCGGAGTTGCTTTATCAGCCATCACGATGTAGTCATACTGATGCTTCGTGAGGCACAACGTCTGCTGGTTGCGGACGTTGATGATAAAGGCTGAACCGAGTGGTGTGGCAATTTCCGTATTGCTACCGTCCACGCTGGGCGCATACGCAAGAATGCGCAAGTGTCCAACGGGCCAGTTACCTAACTCGGTAGAAGAGCCGATCTTGACTTCCTGTCTAATAGTATCTGTTGCCATGTTCTCACTTTCCGCTTGCTTGATCACCGCTTTCTCCTCACAAGGTGGTTACACCTCTATGATGGTCGGCGGTCGCAGAAACGGAGACCAGGCCCAAGGCCATAAGACTGAAAATCCTGTCGGAATTTTCCTGGTACTGTGAAACAAATGCCAGCGTACACGGGAGTGCACACCGTAACAGATCCGTACCACGGTCTGTAAAACCCAACACAGTAGTCTCCACGCCATGTAGGCGACCACTGTGTCGACGACGACAGTATAGGCGAAATACCACCTGTACTCATAGGCTGTCTCCAGCTCTAGAAACGGCTCCATTCGCTGATACGCAAAGGGGGCGCTTCCTGCCGTTGTATTGCTCCATCCATGTCGAAATCCAAACCGTTTGCAAATAGCCTCACAGTATAGAATGATGGTTTGGAGCAGCCACGAACCCGACTCTGAAAACCCAAGCAACCAACGACAGAGTCGTCGGTCACTCTGACAATTTCCAATGTCAAGGTACGTCCATAGTATGCGTACAGCGTACCTGGAACTAAACGTGGCCACATCAAAACTCGCGAGCAAAAATCCGACGACGCGGCAAAGTAATGAAATACCGAAGTGCGTCCTTCGAATGTAAAACTCGCAGATTCCGATGAAAAATACGTAGGAGAGAGTGTAGAACCACTCAAAATGACCAGTGCTTTCACTACGGTCATCCGACCTTGGAGACGATCGAGCATCCTCTCGCGCACCGCATTCAAAGCCTTTCGGCATTTTGATGCTGCACGTTCGAACTCTTTGCGTCTCTCCGCCTGAATCTCCTTCAACGTTTGTTGCATTTGATCGTTCAAAAGTTTCCATTCAACAAAGAAGATTTGTTTCTTCTGAACTAGCC